GTAACCGCTATGGGAGTTAGAGATAACTTTATTGGTTGGACTAAGGATAATAAGTTTGTTGATGGTAAGTTAAACAACACTACTATTGCTTCCACTATCGTATGTACTCAGCCATTAGGATACAATTTCTTAGGTGGTAAGTTAATCGCTATGATGACAACTACGCCGGAGGTTAGAGCATATTGGAAAGAGAAGTATAAGAACGTATTGATTGCAGTGGGTACAACATCTTTGTATGGTATTCATTCACAATATAATGGTATCCCTTTATTTAAAACATTAGGTGAATCAGCTGGTAAGATTAGTTTAAAGCCGGATGATAAATTCTATGACCCGTGGCATCAATGGATTAAAGAAAACCATGCGGAGTGGTATTCTGAAAACATTACCGAAGAAAGAGCTCGTAATGGCGCTAATATGGGTTACGAAAGAAACGGACCTGTTAGTGGTATCAAACAAAAGATATTAGGTAAGATATTCAAAGAGTGTGGTATTAAGGCAACTGAATATCATCACGGATTTAAAAGAGGTGTGTACTTCGCTATGATGTATGAGAATGGAAATGAATTCCTTCGTAACGAAATCACCGAAGATAAACTAATCATCAAAGATAAGTTTAAGCAAGGTACTGAATACATCAACAAATGGTGGAAGAAACACGCAATAAGTAGATATACAAAACTACATGATGAAGGAAGAATTAAACCAGAACACTTATTCTACATAGATGCTATTGGAATTAGTTGGGAAGAAATGAAAGAAAAATACCTATCAGAAGTAGGAAGATAATATAAAAAACAAAAATTATGGCAAAGGATAAAAAAACAAAAATTGAAAAGGTAGAAACCGCAACAAAAGAAATAGTACCTGAATTAGGACTAGCATCAATAAATTTAGAAAAATACGATGATTGTGAGTGGTGTTTTCAATTTGATGAAGATGAACCACAAATATTTGCTTGGATGGATGATGAGTTAAATAAAGAAGAAGACCCAAAAGTAATGTTTAGTATTACCAATGTAAAGGATTCTTATATTAACTTTACACATCAAAATGGAAAAGTATTTAAATTATTTGCTAGAGAAATTTCAGAGCAAGGTAAGGAATTAAGAGAAAAGCAAAGAGTTATGATAGCTCAAATGAAAGAAGATGAAAGAGCTTATCAAGAAAGATTACAAGAAATTCAAAAAGAAAACGAAAATGCAAGTGAAAATAAAAAGGATTAATCCTAATGCGGTAATTCCAACATACGCTAAAGAAGGTGATGCTGGTATGGATTTAGTAGCAACATCAATTATATCAGAAACAACTACTGATGTAACCTATGGTACGGGATTGGCTATGGAAATTAGAGATGGGTTTGTGGGATTGGTATTCCCTCGTTCATCAATAAGAAAATACGATTTGGCATTAACAAATTCTGTAGGTGTAATTGATAGTGGGTATAGAGGAGAAATTCAAGCCACATTCAAAAAAACTAATTGGTTAAAAGGCAATGAATCTGAAAAATATCAAATAGGTGATAGAATTGCACAAATTATGATTATACCGCATCCACAAATTGAGTTTGATGAAGTGGACGAGTTATCGGATACTCAAAGAGGTGATGGTGGATTTGGTTCAACTGGAAAATAAAAAATACAATATGTTTATAGAACAAACGGAAGAAAAGGTAAATAATAATTTATGGGTAGAGAAATATCGCCCATCAAAGCTTGTTGATTATGTAGGTAACGAACATCTAAAATCAAAAGTAGAAGGTTATTTAGAAACAGGTGAAATTCCACATTTACTTTTGTACGGAAAAGCCGGCACTGGTAAAACTACATTAGCAAAGTTAATCGTAAAATCAATTGAATGTGATTATATGATTATCAACGCATCTTCGGAGAATAATGTGGATACCGTAAGAAATAAAGTAACTAACTTTGCATCTTCAATGGGATTCAAACCATTTAAGATTATTATATTGGATGAGTTTGATTATATGACTCACAACGCACAAGCTATATTAAGAAACTTAATGGAAACATTTTCAGCACATTGCCGTTTCATATTAACTTGTAACTATGTTGAGAAAGTAATTGACCCAATTCAAAGTAGATGTCAATCATTTCAAATTGTACCTCCAACTAAAAAAGACGTTGCTATGCAAATTAGTAAAATCTTAAAAAATGAAGAAATTGAATTTGAAGTTAAGGATTTAGTTCCAATTATTGATGCAGCTTATCCTGATATTCGTAAGGTTATTAATACTTGCCAATTGAATTCAATCAAAGGTAAGTTGAAAGTGGATGTACAAAATCTATTAGAGAATGATTATAGAAATAAAATTATTGACATCCTATCTTCAAAAGATGATAAGAGAAATAAGTATATGAAAGTAAGACAGGCTCTTATTGATTCCAAAGTTACGGACTTTACTGATTTATATACAATGTTATATGATAAGGTAGATGAGTATGGTGGAGAGAATACGGCAAACATCATTCTTTTATTAGGAGATGGTGTAAGTAAATCAGCAGTAGCAATTGATAAAGAAATTATAGCAGCAGCTACATTAATTCAAATTTTAAATATTATATAATGGCAAACATTTTAGGAGCAGGTGGGCAACCAATCGGAGGACAAGAAGAAAAAGCAGTTTCATTAGAAAAAACCGAAGCAATCGGATGTAAGAAATGTGGTGGTGAGATTTTCGTACAAGGTTTTGGATTCCGTAGAATTTCAAAGTTATTAACTGGTAAACCAAAAGATGAAGTACTGCCGGTTGAACTATTCCTTTGTGGAGATTGTGGTGAAGTACTTAATGAATTATTACCTCCGGGTTTAAAAGTAGAAGAAGAAGCATAATATGGCTAAAACATTATTCGACCATCTAAACGCAATTACGGATAAGAAAGACCCAAAGTATTGGGACACGCTTGATGAAAGTGATAAAAAGACATGGAGTAACTATATGATACTCCGTTTTCTTTCTATGAAACCTGAGTGGATAGAACTAATTGCAGATATACAACCTTACATACAGGAGGCACCTCCCAAAGCGATGTATTTATGTTTGATAGGATTGATTCCAAAGACGAGAGCATTCTTAAAATATATGAAACCCGCTTCATCTGAAAAGTATGAAGATTGGATTATTGAATTGGTAGCAAGACAATATGAAGTATCTTTAACTGAAGCAGAGGATTATCTTAAAATACTTTACGAAACCACCAGCGGTAAGATGCATATTAAGGAAATCGCTGAGAACTATGGTACTGACCCTAAACAAATTACTAAATTAAAACTCAAAGTTTAATTTGGTAATCTCGGGTATTTTTCGTATCTTTATAGAATAAAATAACATAATGGCTAAAGTATCATTTTCTCAATATAGTATGTGGAGTTCATGCCCACATCAATACAAATTAAATTACATAGATAAGTTAGGTGAAAGTTCATCTAACGTTCATACAATTTTTGGAACTGCAATGCACGAAACTATCCAACATTACCTATCGGTTATGTATGGTGTTTCTAAGAAGCAAGCAGATGAAATTAACAAAGATAAACTCTTATTGGAAAGAATGAGAGAAGCTTATAAATCTGAAGCTGAAAAGATGAGTGAGGGAACTCCTTGTACTCAAATCGAATTAGAAGAATTTTATGGTGATGGCAGACGTATTCTACAATGGTTAGATAAGCATATGCATAAATTCTATTCAAAGAGTGGATTTGAATTGGTAGGTATTGAAATTCCATTAAACGCAACTATTAAAGAAGGTGTACACTTTATTGGATTTATCGATATTGTGATGAGAGATTTGGCATCTAATGAAATTATTATCATTGACCTTAAGACATCTACTATGGGATGGAATCAGTATCAAAAAGCTGATAAGATGAAGAACTCTCAAATCCTATTATACAAAAAGTATTATTCGGAGTTATTTAATATTCCATTACAAAAGATTAAAGTGGAGTATCAGATACTTCGTAGGAAATTACCCGAAGATTCGGCATTTCCAGTACCACATGTATCTAAGCATATTCCAGCACATGGTTCTCCATCTGTTAAAAAAGTATATGATGAATTTATGGAATTTATCAATACTGTATTTGAAGATGGTGGTGCGTTTAAAAATATAGAATTTCCAAAAGTGCCAGGCGCAGCAAAAAAGAATTGTAAGTTTTGTGAATTTGGCAATAGGGGAATATGTGATAAAAAGGCTACAAAATAAAAATTTATGTTTTTTTGAAAACTTTATATTTATATATACAAATATATTTATAATGAATCAAGACAACACAAAACTAACAACTGTGAAAATACTGAAAGATGTATATTCATCATTCAAAAAGGTTTCTTTCGATTCTGACGTAACACTTCAAAAGCTGGTAAATAGAACAGTGGAAAGATATGTTAAGGATGATGAGTTTAGAAAAGAAATGAATGAATATTTACAACTTCAAATTTCAGGTTCACAATTTTAAGAAACAAAAATAAGTTATGGCAAAAAAGAAGATTCTGTTACTTTCAGATGATTTGAGAATGGCAAGTGGTATCGCCACAATGTCAAAAGAATTGGTGCTAGGTACTGCACACAAATATGATTGGTTTCAAGTAGGAGCCGCAATTAATCACCCAGAAGCAGGTAAGATTTTAGATGTGAGCGAAGATATAAAAAACACATATGGTATCGATGATGCTAATGTTAAAATTCTTCCTTGGAATGGTTATGGTAATGCGGATTTGATTAGACAATTAATCAATACTGAAAAGCCTGATGCTATCTTACACTTTACTGACCCTCGTTATTGGACTTGGTTGTATGATATTGAGCATGAAATTAGACAAAACGTTCCTCTTTTATTCTACGCAATTTGGGATGATTTACCAGACCCATTATATAATCGTAACTTCTATGAAAGTTGTGATTGGATTGGTTGTATCTCTCGTCAAACATATGGTATAATCAAAAGATTATCAGCATTGGATACTAAACCAACTTGGAAACCAAAAGCTGATTGGCAAGTTAGTTATGTACCTCATGGTATTGATTTTAATTTATATAAACCAGCTGATGTACCTTCGGAATTTCGTAAGGAAATTTTAGGTGGTAAGGATTATGATTTTGTTCTTTATTGGAGTAATCGTAATATCCGTAGAAAACAACCCGCCGATGTTATTGTAGCTTTCCAAAGATTTTGTGATACAATTGGTAAGGAAAAAGCAGATAAATGTGTATTAGTAATGCACACACAACCTGTTGATGAAAATGGAACGGATTTACCTGCAGTAATTGATGCAGTAGCACCAAATTGTAATATCATATTTTCAGAAAAAAGAAGAACACAACAAGAATTAAATCTTCTTTATAATATAGCAGATGCAACAATCAACATAGCTAACAACGAAGGATTTGGATTAGCAACTGCAGAATCGGTAATGGCTGGAACTCCAATCATTGTAAACGTAACTGGTGGATTGCAAGACCAATGTGGATTTGAAGTTGATGGTAAGTTATTAACACATGAAGATTATGTTAAGATAGGTTCATTACATGAATGGAGAAAGTGGGAAAAGACTGTAAAAAGTGGAGAGTGGGCTACACCAGTATGGAGTAGAGCACAAGCATTGGCAGGCTCAGTACCAACAGATCGGAAGAGCGTCGT